GGGGCTGCTATTTTCTTGTTGGAATCGAGTTGCTGTTTTAATAACTGGTCTGCTAAACTCCGAACTTCATGCACCTCGTTTGCTTGTCGTCCAATGAGCTTTTCAGCTTCTTGGTGCATCTTAGCAATTTCTAAAGCAGACTTACCTTTATACTTCTCAGGTAATTCTTCTACAGGTGCTGTTACTTCTGGGATTACTTCGTTAGAAGGCTCATCAGTAATATTATCGGCTGTTTGGTTTTGGTTATTTAACAGTTCGTTGTCATCAATAAATTGGGCTGCCATTTTTAAAGTCTCCTGTCACCGTATCAAGTGATTTTAGGATTAATAATCTGAGGCTTTATCTGTGATAAAGGTATCTCAGGAGTTTTGTTTCTGCTCTAGTTTCTGTTTCTCAGCTCTATTTCTTGCCCATCTATCTGCCGCACTTGGATGTAATCCAGTAAACGGTTCCAAATAAATGGTAGGAGCTGATAACTGCTTTAGTGCAGGTTTACTACAAGTTTCACACGATACTTCTGTCACCTCATAACTAACAAAGTGTTCGTGTAAATGGTGCTCTTCACAGAGAAAATCAAATACCCTAAGACTCATGCTGAGCTTCTCCCGAAGAGTCGTTCATGAGTTGTTCGTAGGTCTGTGATGAACTGTCTTTAAGGCTTAAAAGCCACTGAAGAACGTCTAACTGACCTTTCTTCATAAACAAATCATTTTCATTCTGTATTGCTGCTACTTTATTTATACCGTCGAAGAAGCCTTGAGCATCTTCAAGCAGGTCTTTCCAACCTTGGGTTGCCATCATCGAGAATCGTGCCTCGTAATAGGCTTGTAGCTTTTCATCCATCATTCTTCTTTGTCCTTTAGGAGAAGTGAGTACTTACTTACATTTTATACAGCATGATAACATAATTTTACAAAAAAGTCAAGATAATTCTTTACATTTGGCGGTTTTTCTGCATCTGCAGTTCTACAATCTTGCCTTTATTCTCAATATCTTTCTCTTTGAGCATCAAATCAGCAATCTTTGCACGCTGTTCAAACTGCATCTGTGCGTTATCGCCTTCAATATTGGTAGAAAGTGAACTAATAACCTTCGCTTTTAGCTCTTCAGGCAGTAATTGGGTCTCAACTACAGTCTTTTGTGCTTCTGCTTGGTCTCTTTGCGCTCTAGCTTGCAGCGATTGAGTGGTTGCTTGAGCCTGTTCCATCTGCATTTGCTCTGCCATCTGTTGTTTCTGCTGTGCTTGTGGGTCTGGCTGGCTCATTTGTGTTAGAGCAGCTTCCATTTCAGCACGATTAGACAGACTAGAGTTAGCAATAATTCCTTTTAGGATGATAGGCAACACAGGGGTATTAGGTCCAAGTGTCTGTAACAAGCCAATAAGCTGTTGCTGTTCGTATTCACGAGCCATAATACCCAAAGTAGCGGTAGGAATAAACTTCATATCTACAGAAGGATAACGCTCAGGGTCAAATTGCATATAACGGAAAGCAACCTTCTTAATCAACGGAACCATGAAGTCTTCTTGGAAGTTTGTCAGGGTACGCTTGTATTTCTTGATAATTCCTGACACAGCCATTGACATACCAGCACCAGTAGAATCACGAGAAGCCTGTGATACCATTCCTTGGCTATCTAAAGTACCAGTTGCCATCAACAACATACGCTCAAAGTCACGAGCAGTAGCTGCAGACTCAGGACTGGTTTGTCCAAAGTGGAAAGGCATCATAATTTCTGATGGATTACCGTTAGTAAGAATAGCTTTACCGGGTTTAACTTCAAACTTAGCACCACGAGGTAAGCGAGTAGCGTCCATAGCAATCATAGGAGCAGTTGTTAGCGCAAGACTGTCTAAATGGCTACGCAGTTGTGCATCAATAGCCTTTTGCATATTATAGGCTTTTTCAACTGTGCCACGACCCCAGAAACGATTAGGAACTGTGTCATCCTGATACGCAATAACAGGACGGTCTTTCATCATATACGGGTTTTTCTCAGCCTTGAGAAGTAAACCATCATTAGCAATGACCACAATAGCCTCTACAAGGTCACTGTAGTTGTCTGCTACTGAATCATCAGGGAACAGGTCAATTACTTCTTCTCCGTCGTTCTCAAGGTCTTCTAGGTACTCTCTTGGGACTAATCCGTAGTAAGTAAGTAGTTTAACTTTATCGTCTTGAAACTGGATAACTTCTTGGGTTACTTCAAGGTCGTCGTCGTTACCAGTTGGTCCGATGTCTACTTTACGATAGATACCTTTTTCCATTCCTTCCACAATTTTGTGGATAGAGACAAACTTTTCAACTGCAACACCCATTGCATCTTCAATCGAAGTAGCGTTAGGGTCAATTAAGAAGTTCTTAGGGTTAACTGGGTTTACTTTAACGCAGAAGTATTGCTTCTCAGTAACACCGTAAGCTGCTTGCTCTGAACCGGGAATTGCTTGAGTAGAAGGAACATACTCGGTATCAGTCTTCACAATGATTTCGCCAATACCTGTACCATAAATCTCAGCCATTAACTCAATCTGGTCAACAGACTTACGAATCTTGTTAACAGTTAAGTCTTCCATGAGCAAAGCACGAATGGCTTGGACATCCATTGGATTACCGTTGTAGTCTTTAAGGTCATCTTTGATGTCAAAGAACTCACCGTTACCAAAGATAGCTTCCATGATTTCAGCGTGGCGGGTTTCTACCGCTTGCTGAGTAGCTGGACTAATAAGGCGACTACGCTCTGATTCACGAGTCTTATCTTCAGAAGCCCAAACTCCACGGAAGATACGCTCGTATTCTTTCCAGTCTTCTAAGAAGTTCTGGTCTCGGCTATCTCTCCACCTGTCAGTGTGTGCAACAACAAAAGCCGCTAGTTCTTTATCAGACGAAGAGGGTTCGTCCCACTTAGTGCCTTCGTTCATGTCCATTTTCTCAGCCATTATATTCCTTAGTCTTCGGTTGAATCTTTAAAGGGTTCATCAATGTATTCTTCTTTTTCATTGGTAATAGGACCGCCAATGAGCCAAGCGTTACAGGTACGAGTATCAGCACACTTGAAGTCAAACAGTTCACAAAATCCTAAACCAGCAGACTCAACAACATCTTCTGCATAGCTATCTTTTTCTTCGTCAATACCAGTACGAATACATTCCATCATTTGTGGGGTTTGGATAAAGGCAGAGCAGTTACCGCAACGCATAGACTTAGCTTGTTTTACATCAGTCTGCCATTCATTAGCTTTAGCGTTCCAGAAAGCACCATTAGGCTCATCTGGGTTAGCAGGACCGTATCCGACATTCTTAAATGCCCAGTCTCTGTTTTTAAGATTGAGTTTTACATCTTGTGTTTCGATAGGACATTTCATATCAGTACCCGCTTATTACATCAAGAGTTTCCCACTCATCTCCGCCATCGTCAGCATCAAAGTTGGGTCTTACGATTTGTTCAATGTACGCTAGAGCATCGACAGTATCATCGTGTACACCTTGCGTTGGAAACATCAACAACTCGTCTACAAATAAATCAAAGTCAGTTTCAGCGTTTAGAACAATCCTACCATGCTCAAAGTTACCCTGTAGCGCCCAAGTAACTCTATCTACTTTTTTCTTGTTACCATGCGTCAATTCTTCAATGTGAGCGTAACAGTTCATTCTACGCATCGCATCCATCAAAGGATTCATAATAGCTTGCTTTGCAATACCACGCTCAATCCCTACTGCCAGCGGCTGATACTCTTGTATGTTCTTGAGTATTCGCAGTGCAGTGTCTTCAGTTGACCAACGACCACATTCAATCTTGTCCACAAACCACACATTGTCGTTATCTACCTTTACACACGCTATTGCGGTTTTATCTAATCGTTTATTAGTTTGCTTCTTACCAACTTCTTCAAATCCAGCACAGTCAACTGCAATGTACCATGAACCATTCTTAGGTTCTTCACCGAACTTAATCCATTCTTCTTTAAACAAACCAGAACCAGCGTTGTTAAAGGAAGACAAATATTCTTGGTTAAACGCAAAGGAACTTAGTGTCCTCTTAGCAGCTTCAATCTCTTTAGGGTCAATCGTCTCGTTATCTGCAGTGGTAAAGTGCCAAGACTTCCAATCCTCATCATCGCCAGACTGTCCTAACTGGAACCACTCATAGAAGTGATTACGACCAGAAGGGGTAGAAATAAACATTGCTCTACCTTTTTTATCTGACAACGCAGCACGAAGCACTCGTTCCCAAATCTCTGCTTTGATATAGGCTACCTCGTCCATTACCAAATACGACAAAGACACACCTCGAAGAGAGTCTTGGTTATCAGCACCTCTAATGAGGATTTTCCTGCCGTTAACCAGAGTAATCTCTAAATTGTTAATGTGAGCAGACTTAATCACTGGTCTACCAATATCCATCAACAAGTCCCACATAATCGTTCTAGCTTGTCCCAGTGTCGGTGCAACATACATCACACTAGAACCTTCAGGACAATTCAAACCTTCAATTAATAAAGTGATTGCAGATAGTCGTGATTTACCACAACGACGACCAGCAGCAATAACTTTAAATCGAGTCTTATCTTTAAATACTTCTTGTTGCCAATTTAGAAGAGCGAAATTAAGTTCACTCATCTATATTCCTTATCACTACATCAGTCACATCATTTTCAATTATTTCAGCAGCTTCTACTGTAGGGGCAGTAAGCCCAGTAATATTAATACTAATCTGCGGAGCACCGCCACCACTCTTTGCTTCAAAGCTAGATAATGGTAATAATCGTTCTCCACAGAACTTGAGCATTGCACCTTGCGCTGGATGACCATCCGCTAATGCAGTCTCTATAATCTTTGTAATAACACTATCACCAGCAGTGGCTAACAGCCTTGCCTTAAACTCAGCAATCCTAGCGCCATCACCGCTACCCGGTGGTCTCCCAATCAGTCCGGGCTTTCGTTTCTTATCAATTGCTGCCTTAGTGGGACGACCCAACTTAGGTTTGCCATCGACAACTGCACGTCGTTTAATCTTTGGTCGTAAGGGATTTTTCTGCTTACGTTGTTTTTTGACAGTACCCTCTTCAGGAGACTGTGTATCAACTACCAATAATTGTTTTTCAATTTCCGACATGAAGTCTTTTATCCTTTAAGGAAGACAAAAATTTAAACTAAAGCCCTATAAGTACTATAGAGTGCTATCGGAAGATTCGTTGTTCGCTATCGGAGAGGGGGACAACCTGTTGGTTTTCGTCCCCCGTGCTACAGGGCGCTATAACTTGTCGTCCCGAAGGGGACTGTACAGTATCTTTATTGTGTGCTTTTCACTTGTAAAGCGATTTTAGCATACTTTCGTGATTCTGTCAAGCATTATTTTTATAAC